CGTCGAATGACGTTTCGAGCCTGCCGCCTGAATTGTTGCGCAAAGGCAGGTTCGATGAATTGTGGTTTGTTGACTTGCCAACGCGCGTCGAGCGCGCCGCGATTGTGTCGGCGGCGTTGAAGGCGCATGGCCGTACAGGCGACGAATCGCTTTTGAGCGCCGTTGCGGCTGCAACGGAAGGCTTTACTGGCGCGGAAATTGCCGCGCTTGTCCCTGACGCACTATTTGCGGCTTTTGCGGACGGCGCGCGTGAGATTCGCGCGGATGATTTAGTGAATGCCGCAAAAACCGTTGTGCCACTCTCAAAAACCGCGAGTGAGAAGATTCGCGCGTTGCGAGAGTGGGCAACGGCGCGGGCGCGTCCGGCGAGTCAAGCGGAAAACGCGGCGACGGACGGCGCGCGTCGCCTCGATATAGCGTAACCTTCAACCCAAGGAGTTAACACAATGAAGCCCGAACAAACTCTTATCCCCGGCCTGTTGGTGAGTCTCAAAACGACACTAACAGGCAATGTCTCATACCGCGTGACCGACGTTGATCGACGCGTGACCGATAGCAACGCGCAAGTCGCTGTATGGGAAACGGAACGCACAATCGCCGACCCGGTGGAATATGAAGCCGCAAAAAAGGTGCGCAGCAAGGCGCGGTCGCTGATAACGTCGGCGTGTATCCCGTCCGCGTTCGGCCTGTTATGCCCGGAACGTGGCGCGGACAAACTGGCGCTTATGGTGCGGGAAGCACAACGTATCGTCGCGGCGTTCAATTCGTCGGCGAAACTAACCCGCGTCGGCGTGTTTGTTATCACGGGTCGCGTTGCCGCCGATGACGAACAAGCTATTAGGGCAATCAATTCAGAAATGGCAGAATTGATCGAACGCATGCAACAAGGCGCCGCGAATCTTGATGCCGCCGCAATTCGAGAAGCAGCAAACAAGGCGCGCGCCGTATCAATGATGCTGACGGATTCCGCGCGTGAGCGCGTCGCGGCGGCAATTGATTTGGCACGCAAAGAAGCGCGGCGTATCGTGAAAGCGGCGGAAACGGCGGCGCTGACCGTGGACTCGTCCGTTGTGTCGGCGCTGGCGCATTCACGGACAGCGTTTTTAGAGGTGGACATGCCGCAAGCGGACGTTGCCGCGCCCATGGTAGAAGCGCGCGCCGTGGAATTTGAACAATCCAATGAATCCGTTCCGTCACAAACGGCATCCGTTTTCTCGCCGCAAATTGAAACGGACGTACAATTCGCCGACGAATCGGAGACAGACTAATGCCTTGCGACACGAAACTAAAGCCCAAGCAAACCATTCAGCAACGCGCGCAAGAAATACGCGATGCGGTCGCGCGCGTAACGAAACTCATGGCACAAGGCAAGGTACGCCCAGTTGTCGGCGCGAACGGCGCAATCGCGTTTGCCGGGCTCACTGAAACAGACCGCGACGGTGTAACGGACGCGTGTTTGTATCGTCGCATCATGGCGACGGGTTCGCCACTCGCAAAGGCGGAAATTGCCCGCGCTGAGGCGCGCGCCGGACGCACTGTAAATCGCGCCGCGTTGGCGCAAGGTATTCACTCGCACGATGGAGGCAACACGTGGCACAACGGACACTAACGGAACACAAATCGCGCCTTGCGATTGTGCGCGCGCGCGGTTATTACTACACTGTCCCGGAAGGTGACGGCACATTCCCCGCGACCGGCGCCACGCCGACGCTATTTACGGAACGTGCGCCGGTTGACTTAGTGCTGGCAGTCGTTCGCAACCGGAATCCGCAATATGTGGTTTTCTACTATGACCCCGAAACAAAAGTGTTTCGGATTCACTAACCCAAGGAGTCTGCTATGCACACGTCTCAGCGTCCAAAATTCCAGCAACGCCACTATGAGGCAATTGCGGGTATACTTTGCGAACACGACCTTATACGCCTGCCGCAACGCGAGTCGCGCGCTGAACAATGGCAACGTCTGGTGTCGGCATTCGCGTCTCTTTTCGCTCAAGACAATCCACATTTTAAGGCGGACCGATTCCGCGCGGCGTGTAACGGGCAAATGCCTGCTTACGGGAATCGTCGCGTTGGTCCAGCAATGCCCTATGTCAAACCGCAACGCTAACCCAAGGAGTCTGCTATGAGTCTCTCAGAAAAGATGGCGCACGACCTTGCAGCAAAAATGGCGGATGACGCATTGATTGCGTTTCACCGAACGGCTAGTTTAGTCCATCCGGAAGATCGCAACACGCTTGTCGCACTAACGTTGCAATACCTCGTCGGAACGTTTTCCGTACACGCTGGCATGTCGGATGAATTTTTTGATGTATGGGTTACGCTAATGCGTGACGCACGCGCAAGAACGTGCAAACTTAGGCGAGGCGAGTCATGAAACGCACTAAACCGAAAAAACGGCGCGACCGCGTGATAGGCCACGGGAGCCCGTACAGTTTCCATCGGAAACGGGAATATCTTTATTCCCAAGACTATCGGGCATGGTTCCGTTGGCAACGGCGCGCCAACGGTCGCCCAATACAGGAACGGGAGTCCGTGTAATGGAATGGGCGATTGTGCTTGTGCTTCTAATGGTTTTCGCGTGGCTGATTTTTGATTGAGGGAGAGAGACAATGGCACGCAAAAGCGTTAGCAGACCGCAAGGATTGTTTGTAGGCATGAATATTATCACGCCCGAGGTGATAGGCTATTATCGCCTGCGCGACGGACGATATGCCGAATTGTCTGAGGGATACGGGCTTGAGCGGCGCCCGTTGTTTGGCGTGACTATCGAACCGAGGCGTGGGCCGGGCGATACCGCGTCACAGTGTTTCGCGTCGCGTGCTCAGGCGCTCCAATATATTGACGCGTTGTCTTAACCGATGGAGTCGCGCATGATTGCACAATGTAGGCATACCGAACCCGGCGATTTACCGGAATTTCTGTGTCGCCAGTGTCACCCGGAATTAATCTTAACGCGCGAGGCGCGGGACGCTGCCGATGCCACGGAACGCGCCGCTCATGCTGCGCGTACTGCGCGCGAGTCTCTACTGCGCGAGTTGGAAAACTAACGGGAGTCTCAAATGAGCGATCTACGGCGTGTTCGCAATCAATACACATGCGTTCGGTGCGGCGGTCCAAAGGCTCAGCATCTATTGCTTTGCTGGCCATGCCATCATGCCGAAACTGTGGTGTCCGGTAGCTATTCGCCACTGACCGAATTAAAGTTGGCGTTATTTGAGCTTGCGCTGTCAGAAAATCGTGGCTATGTTCCTGACATGGGACTGGCAGGGACACATGAGCGACCAACCGGGCAATCCGACTGACGCTGACAACGCCAAAGCCGCGTCGCAAATACTGCGCGCGTTAGTCACGGCGGCAAAAAAGGCTTCGCTGTATGTGTTGGGCATTGAAATGGACGACGGCCACACTGATCTAGTCTGTATCCTATTGGGCGAGAATGACGACGCACAGTATTTAGTGCCGGTCGCGCGTCTACTGCGTCAAGAGGAAGTTGACAAGCTGAAACAATTATTCGGCGACGATTACATGGACGACTCAAATGCCGGGCACGCGTAAAGCGTATGTCATTAAGGCGTTTCTCTTTCATCCCGACAATGCCGAGACGCATTGGCAGGAATGGAATTTTGACGTTGATGGTCTAAACACGTTGCCGGATGTTCTCTATCATCATGTTTCATCATTTCTTAGTGGGCCGCTTGCGTCTAGTGTGCTTCTAACGTGGCGCAAAAACAGACTCCCCATGCTGCGCAATTCACTCTCCTATCATGACGGCGAGCATGGCGTTACGAGTTTTCCTGTAATTACGGCAGAAGGCCAGCAATATACACTGCGCGTCTTTGCTGCGCGCAAACAACCTGCGCCGCATTTCACCATCACCGCGACGTTGCACTATCACGACGACCCGGCAGCTACATTAGAAGAATGGAAACTCGGCAAGGGCGCCGATTTGCACGCCATGCTAGGGTGGCTGAAAGGAATGGTTGGTCTGAACATCGGCGCAATGCCGGACTGGTCAATCCGGTATCTCGTATCGAAACTGCGCCGCGCGCTGCGCAATGGACAAAGTCAAATTCAAGTGGTGTGCCTCAGCCGAGGCACTGCATACATCGTAAAAATCAGCATGGAACGTCATGCCGGAGTTGAATGAAACATTCGCCCGGTGGGGCATTACGCCGGAAGAAGCGGAGCGCGCGGGCATATACGGCGTTGACGACGCTAGTACAGTTGACCCGTCGTATCCTGCGGAGCCTGCCGTTGTGCTGCCGTACTACACATTGGACGGGGAGCCGTTGATTGTGAATGGAGTACCGTTCACGCGCATTCGGCGTCTCACGGCGCCTGCGGTAATTGAAGGCTTTCGCGCGCAGCGCGTCGCCAAATATCTCCAGCCGCCGAATACAGGCGTGCAAATATATTTCCCGCGCGTCGGCGGTAACTGGCGCGACGTTGCCAATAACGTGTCAATCCCGATTGTGATAACCGAAGGTGAGGCAAAGGCGCTTGCATCATCATTGCGTTACGCGCCGACGATTGCGCTTGGTGGCGTATATTCGTTTACGGACACGAACGGGCGCTTGCACCCGTCGCTTGCTGCGATTAACTGGACTGGCCGCGACGTGTACGTGATCTACGATAGCGACGCGGCTTATAACACGCAAGTTGCGGTCGCCGAATCGCGACTCGCGGATGAATTGTTCTACAAACTGCGTGCCAAACTCAAAATCATCCGTCTACCGAGCGGGCCGAATGAGTCCAAGGTAGGACTCGATGATTATCTGCGTTTGTTCGGCGCGGAAGCGTTGCAAACGCTTGTGCGAGCCACGCCGACATTGCTGGCGCTGGACGGCAAAATCCTAAGTCTCAATGCCAACATTGTATGGGTCGAATATGAGCGCATGGTGTACGACGTAAAGTCGCGCATGTGGATTCCCAAAGATGCGCTGGTCGTGGGTTCAAAATACAGCGCGGAAACAATTGCGTCGCCGAGCGCCGATGGTCGGACGATGACAAAAAAATCGCTCGCAAAAGCGTGGCTGACGCATCCGTTGGCGCGCCGCGTTGACGAGGTTTTGTTTCGACCGGGTGAGGGTCCGTATGTCCAAGGCGAAAATATGCGCGTGGCGATGAACCTATGGGAGCCGCTGCCGATTGTTGAGGGTCCGGTAGAGCCGTTCCTGCGCCTGACGGAGCATCTTGTTGCGGCAATGCCGCCAAAAGATCGCGAGTTACCGTTGAAGCTGCTGGCGTACAAGACACAAAATCCACAGTCCAAGCCGCCGCTGGCGCTGGTCTTTGTCGGTGGTCAGGGTAGCGGCAAGACGCTTTGGAGTGAGATTGTTCGCGAGGCGTTTGGGCCGTATGGCGTGCCGGTAACGCCGAAATCTCTCGCGTCGGAGTTTCAAGGCTGGCTGGAAACTGCATTGATTGCGACCATCAATGAGATTGCGCCAAAGGAATTAGCGCCGGTGCGTGAGAAACTAAAAACGCTCATCTCGGATTTGCGTCAGCCGATGAATGAAAAATACCGGCAAGTGCGAGACGTGAATAGCTATACACTGTATATCATTACGTCAAACAAACGCGGTGTAGGAGCGTATGAGTTTGATGACCGGCGCATGATTGTTATTGATACGCCGCCAAAGCGTGAGCCGGAGTTTTACGACGACGTGAAGCGATGGCGCCAGAACGGCGGGGCCAAATTCTTGTACGCTTATCTAATGAACATGGACTTGCAGGGATGGACGCCGCCAAGTTCTGCGCCGATGACGCCGGAAAAATATATGGCCTATGTCGAATCGCTGACGCCGGTGCAGCGTCTTGCCGAGGATATGCGTAACACGGAGAGTACGACCGTCGTGAAGGCGTGGCTTGACAAGGCGCTTGCGTGGGCCGAAAGTATGGAAGTCTCACAGAATGCAAAATTGGCCGGTATGGCGTCGGCGATTGTTAACAACATTCGCCAATATCAGATTCGCCCGTGGTACATGCCCGAAGAATTAACGACGATGTTCCCTGCTATCGCAGTGCAGTTCATGGGCGCCGAAGCCGGGCAACCGTCGCCGGGGCGCATGAGTCAAGAGCTACGCGAGAACGGCATTCCGTATCTGATTAATCAAAACGACCCGCGAGGCTTCCGGTACCGTGGACGCATCGTGCAATTCCTCGTGGTCGCGCAATTTGACCGCTGGCGGGAAGCGATCAGCCAAGCGGAGTTTGATGAATATATGCGGTCGTGGCCGACGTATGGTCAAATCTTAACCACACCGCAACAACGCGGTTGACGGCATAACTGCGCCGAGTTACAAGCGGACACTCTTTGGAGGTTACCATGGCTGAGAGTATGCCGACTGCCGTATCACTCGAATTGGGCGCGCCGTTGCCTATCAGTCTCGGGGACTGCGCGGATGCGCTTGCGGAGATTCGTGCGCTGCGCTTGGAATTGGAGCACAAGGCTGAAGCTGTCAAAAAGCGCGAGGATGAGATTCAGGAGCACATCATCGCGTCCATTGAAGCAACGCCGGGCACGACAGGCGTAGTTGGACTACGATACAAGGCACAAATCAAAGAGGTTCGCACGCCGGTCATCGACGACTGGAACAGCTTTACTGCGTGGGTTATCAAGACGGGCCAGACGCAAGTGCTGTACAAGCGTGTCAACGCCAAAGCCGTCGCCGAGATGGAGGAAGCGAAACAGCCGATTCCGGACGGCGTTGGAATGAAGGTTGACAAGAAACTCTCACTGACGAAAGCATAGGACAAGTATCATGGGACAGGACTTACAGACGTTCTCAGCCGACTTTTGGCGCGAACAGTCGCGCTCGGTCGCAACGACGGAACCGCTTGGCGTGATGCCGAGTCTAACGGTGCGCGCCGGGCAAATGCTGTACGAGGGTGAGCCGGTCGTCGGCAATCAGGCACTCGCTATCATTATCGACAGTCTGCGGGTGAATACGTATTTCGACGGTCCATATGACCCGGATGTGCCACAAGCGCCGCGCTGCTATGCCATCAGCCGTGACGGCGAGTCCATGGGGCCACATCCGACGATGCAAGACGCGCTGCACTATTTCCAGCCGCAGTCGGCACTCTGTCAGGGATGCCCAAAGAACGAGTGGGGATCGTCTACCACCGGCAATCGCAAAGGCAAGGCGTGCCAGAACCGCCGTCGCCTATACATGCTCGCAGCCGGGCGCCTGGAAGCGGACGGACAATGGAAGGTGTTCGACCAAGCGAAATACTACACCGCTGCGGATATTGTGCAAATGTCGCTCCCCGTGACATCGGTGCGGGCATGGTCAGATTACGTTCACAAATTGGCAAGCACCGTTCAACGTCCACCGTTCGGCGTGGCGACTCGTATCAGCGTGTCGCCGCATCCGAAGCACCAATTCCATATCAACTTTGATTTGTTCGCTGTGCTGCCGGATGAACTGGCAGGGCCGATTGTCGCGCGTCGAAACGCCTTGCTGTCACAGCCAATTCAGGGTTTCGCGCCGCCGTCCGACCAAGCGGCGCCTTTCTAAAGCGATCTGTCCTGTTCGCCGAGTACGCGCCGCCGAAAGGCAATGCTGGACAGTCAGGCTGGGCGTTTGAGGCATCCGCCCGGCAGGAATAGTAGGGGCGGGAGTAGGGTATGATCGTCGTTGATTACGAGACATTTCCGATCAACAACTTTCGGCCCTACTATCCGCCGAAGCCGGTGGGCGTCGCGACAAAATGGGGTGATGAACCGGGGCGCTACTACAGCGGCGATGCTGCGCGCGAGGAATTGCGGCGCGTGTGGGCAAGCGGACAGCCACTCATTTTTCACAATGCACCGTTTGATCTTGCCGTGGCAATCGAACGCGACATGATGGAACCGCTTCCTTGGACGCGGGTGCATGACACACAGATACTCGCGTTTCTCAATAATCCGTATGAGTCTAGCCTAGGGCTTAAACCGCTCGCCGCTATGTATCTGGGAATGCCAAACGAGGACGTGAGCGACTTGCACGCATGGATTTTCGCCAACAAAGGCGCTATCGAGCGTGAGTATGGTGGCAAAGTAACAACAAAAACCGTGGGCGCCTACATCTGCGCGGTGCCGGAGCCGATACGACGACGATACGCTATCGGTGACGTAGAACGCACATACCGGCTGTTCAACTATCTGCATCCGCGCGTCATCGACGCGGGTATGCGTTCTGCGTACATTCGCGAATTACAACTGATGCCGATTTTGATGGCGAATGCGCGTCGTGGGCTGTATGTCAATCAAGAGGCGTTGGCGACGGACATTGCACATTATAGTGTCGCTCTCGAAGCAACGGACCGCTGGCTGCGTGAACGACTTGATGCCGCAGAATTGAATCTCGATTCTAACGCCGAATTGATTGATGCTCTACTGCGCGCCAATGAGGTTCGCGAGGCAGACTTGCCTAAGACACCTACTGGCAAAATAAAAGCCGACAAAGAGGCGCTGCATCCGGCTAAGTTCCGAACGGCGGAAACGGCGTATGCCATCGGCTACCGCAATCGGTTATCAACGTGTCTCAATACGTTCATGCGTCCGTGGTTTGAGCAGTCGCAGTATTGGGGCGGTCGCATATCGACACAATGGCATCAGACACGCGGCGAAGGTGGGACGCGCACTGGACGCATCGCATCAAGCGCACACAACTTTCTCAATCTGCCAAAAAGTTTCGATGATCGTGACGACGGCTATAAGCATCCTACATTTCTCGGAGTGCCGCCGCTGCCGCTGTGCCGCAAGTATATCAAAGCCGACCCGGGGCATGTCTTTCTGCATCGTGACTTCGACGGACAAGAGTTGCGCGTGTTCGCACATTTTGAGAACGGAGACTTGCTCGCGCAGTATAGGAAAAATCCAAAACTGGACGTACATTCATACATCAAGTCCGTCTGTGATCGGCTTAGTGGGCGCGACTTGGACCGCACCAAGGTCAAGATACTGAATTTCACCGCATTGTACGGCGGCGGGCTTCCGGCGATTGCTGCGCGGTTGCGAATTTCGAAACTAGAGGCTATGGAGTTTCGCCGCATTCATAATCGGGCGCTGCCGGGCCGCGTCATCCTCAACGAAGAAATTGTTCGCATCATCCGCCGTGGCGGAAAGATACGGACATGGGGCGGACGACTGTACGGGATGCCGCCGGGTGCGCCGGGCGAGGATAACAGCTACATGCTGCTAAACTATCTGGTACAAGGTTCGAGCGCCGATCTGACGAAGGAAGCTATCATTGATTGGGATGGACGTCGTGGGAGACATTCGCGGTTGCTTACAACAGTCTATGATGAAATCAACATTAGCGCACCAGAGGATGAGGCAAGTACTGAAATGGGTGTTCTCAAGGAAGCGATGGAAGCCGACCGTATCCGAACGCCGATGATAAGCAAGGGCAAAATCGGCCCGACGTGGGGCGAATTGACGCCGACCGGCAACGGAGGATATGACTGATGACTTTCCGTTGGGACTATACCAAGTGGTCATTTTTCGACCAGTGCCCGGCGCGCTATCACTATCGTTACGTGTTGCGTGAGCCGGAAGGGAAACCGTCGCCACAACTACTACACGGACGGGAAATGCACGCTGCGGCTGAGAAGCTATTGGCCGGTACGCCGTGGCCGGAAACGCTCAAACTGCATCCGGCTGCGGCGCGGGTTATGAGTGAAGTCGTTGCACACGAAGATCGGCTGATCGAGCATAAAATCACACTCAACCGCGACTGGCAGATGGTCAAGCCGGGCGGCCCAAATGTATGGCTGACGGTCAAAATGGACGTGGCATATCAAACCGACGACGGTGGCCTACTGCATATTATTGATTGGAAAACCGGCAAGACGCGCGCCGAGTCCTATAGCGAACAACTGGACTTGTATCGGCTGACGGCTGCAAGTATCTGGACGGCGCCGCGCATCCGGGTCGCCATTGTCAATCTGGATGACGGTAAGGTTGTTGCAACCGAAGCCGAACGGGCGGACGCACTGGCGTCGAAAGACAAGTGGATTGAGCGCGCAACCGCTATGGAAACGGAGCGCGACTTTGCACCGAAGCCTAATGCGTTCTGCCAATGGTGCCCGTTCGCGGCCAGCAACGGAGGGAAATGCCGCTATGGCTAAACAAACGGAACAACAGGTTCGACGTAAATGTATCCTATATGCAAAAGAACGTGGGTGGGTTCATATCCGGCTGCACTTTGGACCCGGCGCGGCGCGTGGCTGGCCGGATGATTTGTTTCTGGGTTTCAATCGTAAGCCCGTATTTGTTGAGTTTAAGGGACCGAAGGGCGTCGTGTCGCCATTACAGTGGCAGCGTATCATGCTGCTGCAAGATATTGGAATGTACGCTGACGTTGTGCGTAGTTTCAGGGAGTTTGTCGTGCTGTTAGAGGGGATACCTGAGGCATGAGTAGTCTGCCGCGAGAGTTATCGTATCAAGAGAAAATGACGCGGGCGGTTTCCGAACGCGAGGCACGGCGCGCCTATTACGAAAGTTACTACGCCCGTCTGCGGTCGTGGGAACAGGTAATGCAGGAAAAACATGAGCGAAATATGGCAACCTCTGCCGTACATGATTCGCGCGGCTGAGTTTTTGTACGGAACGACGGCGGGCGGGCTTCCGCTTGAGCCGGGCGCGCGGAAAACGTCGATTACATTGTCGGCGTTCGCACGGCTGTTGGCGGAAGGCAAGGCTAAAAAGATGCTGGTTATTGCTCCGCTGCGCGTCTGTCATCTTACGTGGCCGTCCGAAATCGCCAGATGGACACAATTCGAGCATTTGCGCGTCAGCAAAATTATCGGCGACCGGGCGAAGCGGGAGAAGGGCTTGGCGGCGGACGCGGACGTGTACCTTATCAATCCTGAAAGCGTCGCATGGTTGTGTGATGTGCTGGTGGGAAAGCCATGGCCGTTTGACGTGGTATGTATTGATGAATTGACAAAATTCAAAAACCCGCAATCGCAGCGTAGCAAGATGCTGCGTCCGTTCCTTAAACAAGCAAAACGCCGTTGGGGCTTAACCGGGTCGCTTACGGCAAACGGTTATTTGGACGTGTTTGGACAGCAACTTATTCTGGACGATGGCGCGGCGCTGGGCCGATTCATCACGCGCTACCGTGACCAGTATTTTACGGTGGACTATACCGGCTTTGTATGGACACTGCGACCGGGAGCCGATAAGCTGATAGCAAACAAAATCTCCCCTTACTGGTTCGAGGTCGATCCGGCTGAGTATGTGCAGTTGCCGGAAATCGTCGATGATATACGTGATGTATGGCTTGAGCCGAAGGAACAAAAAATGTACGAAAGCCTTGAAAAATCATATATTTTGGCCTTGCCGGAAGGAACGATAACAGCGGCAAACGCGGCGGCGTGCTATACGAAACTGTCGCAGCTTGCAAACGGCGCCGTGTACGATGAAAACCGTGAGCCGATAAAAATTCACGATGCGAAGCTGGACGCGCTCGAAGAATTATTCGAGGAATTGAACGGAGCGCCGTTGTTAGTCGGTTACGAGTTTCAGCATGACCTTGAGCGCATTCGCGAACGGTTTGCGGCGCGGCTACCGGGTGGCGTGCTGCCATGCTTCGGCGGCGGCCACACCGCATCGCAAGAGGAAGCTTGGAAAGATGCTTGGAATCGTGGCGAGCTACCGTTACTCGCCGCTCATCCGCAGTCGGCAGGACACGGCCTTAACTTGCAGGGCGCAAGTGCGAAACATGTTGCATGGTTCGGACTGCCGTGGTCGTGGGAGCTATATGACCAATTCATCAGACGGATTCGGCGGTCCGGCAATACCGCCGAGCGCGTCTTTAACCACATTCTGAGAGTCCCTAACACGATTGACGACCTCAAGTTGACAGCCGTGCGAAACAAGTTTAAGACACACTCAGAATTTATGAGGCTGCTGGCCTCTTACATCAGGAAGGGAGATACGACAATGACGAACCAGACTCAACAGACTTTGCCGCCCGGCTGGACGCGTCCGATCACGCGAAGCGATAATAATGGTGCGCAGCAACCGCCGTCTGCCGCGCCGTCTGCCGCGCCGTCTGCCGCGCCGTCTGCCGCGCCGTCTGCCGCGCCTGCGCAGCTTGCGTCGGACGCACTGCAGCAACAGTCGCAGCGGCAGAAAATCCGTGAAAGTATCAGCGCGTTTGTCGATGCGCAGTACACGGAGGTCGCCAAGGCATCAAGTGTAACGCCTCCGACGACCGTATCGGAGCCGACTCCGGCAAACATCTCACCCGTATTTGCGGGCGACCTACATCATGAGTTGGCGAACATTTCGGCGCAAGTTGCGCAGTTGCAGGCGCGCCTTGTCACGCTTACGTCGCGGCTGCTGACGCTGGCAACGAAGGTCTGACATGACGCCGAGAATTGCAAAGCTGCTTGCCGCAAACACTGAAAGATGGCGCAAGCATCAGGCAAAGCCGTCTGCTTTGCGCACCGCAAACGTCGTTGCGAAGCGACTTTGCTCTCCTGACGCCCAAGCGATCTACAAACGCATCGAATCTCGTACAGGCGTGCCATGGTTTGTGATTGCCGTCATACATGAGCGGGAGGCAGGCGGGAAATGGAGCGCCAATATCGCTAATGGCGAGCCGTTCAATCGCGTGACGCGGCTCGTACCGAAAGGGCGAGGTCCATTCAAAAATTTCGAGGATGCCGCCTATGACGCTCTTGTCAACTGTCCGCCATACGCTGCACGGTGGACCGACTGGACACCGGGCGGCGCACTTACACTGTTAGAGCAATACAACGGACTCGGCTATGCGCGCCGTGGGCTGCCGTCACCGTATATTTGGTCCGGCACCGATCAGTACGTGAAGGGCAAGTACGTAAAAGACGGTGTGTTTGCCCCAGACTATGTTGACCAGCAACTCGGCTGTGCCGTGCTGTTCGACGCGATGAACGTCTATTCGGCACCCTCAAAACTGCCGATGCCGCCTCGTGCCGTCAAACCCGGACTTGGAACGGCAATCGCGGGCGGAACCGCCGCTGCCGCTACCGGGTTGGCATCACACAGTATCGGCTGGCCGTTATGGGCGGTCGCCGGATTGGTTGCCTTGATCGTCGTCGGCATCGCCATATATGCTTTCATGAAACGGGGGAAATGAAGGTGCGCCGTGTGGAATCGCCTCAAAAAACTTTTTCGCTATAGCATGACTATTTTCGTCGCACGGCTGTCGGTGGTTGCAGGCGTTCTCGTCGAAGCGGTAGCTTTGCTAAGCGACCCATCTGTTTCGTCGGGCGTAAGTCAACTACTGCCAGACTATTATCTGCCCTATTACATGATAGGTATGGGACTCCTAACTGAATTGGCGCGACGGCGGACACTGCCGCGTAATGATGAACGGGGAAAATAATGTTTGCGACGCTGCTTACATGGCTTGGGTCGTTGCTCGGCGGGCCGTTTATCACTGCCGCGCTCAAGGCGTATCAGGCGAAACTCGCCACTGAAACCAACAAAGACACATTGCAGGCGCGACTCGCCGCTCAAGCAATGGAAGCCGATGTCAAACTTGAACAGTTGCGCGTCGAACAGCGCATTGCACAGACGGGCACGTGGTATGCTGTTGAGAATGTATTCGGCTATGTCACGTTGTTTTATTACTCCAAGGTGTTGATATGGGACGCGGCGCTGCATATGGGCACGACTGACGCGGTGCGCGGCGATGTCGGGATTTGGGCGGGGCTGGTCATAACGTATTTTTTCGGCTTGCGCGCAATTCAGCGATGGCGGATGCGATGACGCCGCGCAAGAGAGAATGGCAGCGCCGCTATCGTCAGACGGACGCGGGCAGGGAACAATATACACGCTACAATCGGTCCGCTAAACACCGGGAATGTCAGCGTCGCTATCGTCGGACGCCAAAAGGTCGTGCGACGGAACGACGCTATGACCATAGCCCGAAAGGGCTGGAACGCTATCGACGTTATGACAAAAGCGCGAAAGGGCGGGAACGCTCTCGATGCTATGGTCATAGCCCGAAAGGGCTGGAACGCCATCGACGCTATGACCAAAGCTCGAAAGGGCGCTTACGACATAGGAGATACGCATGGGCGCGAAAGCGAAAACGGACCTCGAACGTCTGAAAGATGCCGAAGATATTCTTCGTGCCAAGAATGCACGCATAGCGCTGCTCGAACGTGAGCTACGCGAGGTCAAGCGCCATAACGATACCGTCGAAGAAACACGAAAAGTTATCTACCAAATCAAGGAAGCGCCGATGAATGTGCCGGACTGGACGGTGCGTCTGACGGCACCTAAATCGTCCGGTATCCCGATTGCTCCATTGGGCGACATACATTGGGGCCAGCAAATCGCCGCCGAACAGACTGGCGGAATGAATACATTCAACCGCGCTATTGCCAAGATTCGTCTGCGCCGCTGGACGGCCAACGTCATTGACTTGTGCTACAATCACATGACGCACCCGCACTATCCCGGCATCATCGTGCCGCTCATGGGCGATATTATCAGCGGCAACATTCATGAGGAATTGCGCGAGACAAACGAAGGGCCGGTTATGGTCAGTGTCATGGAAGCGCAGTCCGAAATTGCTCGCGCATTGACGGTGCTGGCCGATCATTTCAAGCGTGTATTCGTTCCCTGTGTCGTCGGCAATCACGGGCGCAACAGCATCAAGCCGCGCTTCATCAACCGGACCCACGAAAACTATGAGTGGGGCATCTACATGAATTTGCGGGAGTATTTCAAAAACGACGCGCGTTTCACCTTTCTCATTCCTGACGAACCGGACGCATTCTTTTCCGTGTACGGACACCGCTTCATGCAAACTCACGGCGACACGTTGGGCGTGAAGGGCGGCGATGGGATGATTGGAGCACTAGGGCCAATTGCTCGTGGCAATCTCAAAATAGGACGCGCGGAAAAGGAAATTGGGCGCGACTTTGACACGTTGCTGATCGGACATTGGCACGCGCATCAACCGGCTGGCGCGATGCTGCCGGTCATCGTCAATGGTTGCGTTTGCGGGTACGATACCTACGCGCGCCTGCAACTGCGGGTGCCCTTCTCGCGGCCTACGCAGATGCTCGTATTCGTTCATCCCAAGTATGGACTGACGGCACAATGGGCCGTGTTCTTGGAAGGCAAACGCAAGTTTGCTCCGGCTGAGGAATGGGTGCGATGGAACGACCGTCGCGCGAAATCGTGACGTGGGACCCGGTCATGGAATCTCACGCGGAATGATGTTACACACGACTGCCGTGGGGACCATAATCATCAGGCCGGAGCCGGGAATCATGCCCACCATCACGCCGTCAACCGTATCCGTGATTTGATTATACACGCCGGACCCGGAGCTACCAAAAAAGCCCGCGACAGCAATAAGATAGGATTCAGGCCAGTAGGCGCGTTTTTTACGGTCGCCCGCGATGTAACCAATCGTCTCGGCGTACATACCGGCAGGCCAGCCTTTCATCACGTAATGCTGACGCATCTTCGGAAAGGTGCAGCCGACTTTGGTGACGGCGAACGGCAGCGTTTCTGTGATCGGTTCGTCGTTCCATTCCACCGTGCCGTTCGGCTTCATGTTCTTCACCCTCACCTTGTCGAATTTTACAATGGCAATATCGTGTAGGTGATCGGTCAGAACGACCTTCGCCGTCCACCCACTCTTATCGTCGGCGTCAGTGGGTGCGTCCTGGCGCAGAATGGTTTCCGTCTCACCCTGGACGCAATGACCGGCGGTAAGCACGTAACCTTTGCCAAGATACGTGCCAGAACACGACATTACATAGACAGGCGAGGAACGCGCAAGGCCGGGAAAAAGGACGGCGGCGCCGAGGGCGAGGGCGAGAGACGCGATTATGCCGAGAAGAAACGCACGCATGTCATTTTCCTTTCCGTTTTAGATACCAACCGTATATCTGCACGCCGTACCAGATGATGGCGACGATGTACATAACGCTTTGCAGCACTACGGGCAACGTAACGACGAACTCGGTCGCGACGATAACTGGCGCTGCGACGTAGCTGATTGTGTTTTGTACTGACACGATACTTACTCCCGTGATTCGGCGGTAGCTACGCCAAGCGTAGGACCGGCATGGCCAGTTCCGACAAGCCGTAGGATGTTCTGGACTTGGGCGCGGGTGGCGCCAGCCCTTTCAAGGATGGCGATGCCTTTGTCCGTCGTCTTTGGGTCCGTTAGAAGCTGCGCAACCCGTTTCTGTACGCCTTCGGACATCGGCAATTCAAGGTGAGCAATAGCGCGAGTGACGTGATAGATCATTGAGCCGATTGAATGAAGGAAGCCGGAACCGACAGCACCGACCAAGTGACCGGCCTCACCGCGCCCGACGCCTTCAGCCTCACCAAAACGCCTGGGCGTGGTTGCCGCCGTCCGTTCGGCACTGGACAAAATGTGTTGTCCGTGAACCGCCAACTCTTGCCAGCGACCCGGCATAACCTCGTTCAACGCACGCTGTAGATTCAAATCCGTCGTCAACTTTTTCGCAACGCCGAGTGCGCCCGCTTCGCCGGAACCGGCTTGTTCATACAAACCGGCGAGCAAGCCTTCACGGTAGCCTTGGGAACCTTCGGCGCTTCGGAGCACGTCAGCTTTGCGAACGTCGTCAATCTTCTCGCGAAGCTGCAACGTCTTGCCGTATTTGAAGCCTTCCAAGTGACGCGAGCGCGCCGCGTACTGGTCCAGCATTGCCCCATACGCCGAATCGGCGTTGCGGCCAATCTGTCCGATTGTTTCAGCAAGCTCACCAAACTTGACGGCGATGCTGGGATTTTTAGTGCGCTCCGCTTTCCAGATATTGTTTGCAGCTTTGCGCAGCGTATCAATGTCGCCGAGAGTCAGTTCTGCGGAGCCGGTTTCGGCGGCGCTTGCCATAGCCTGATTTAGCCGATTCAGCAAATCGCGGCCCTTACGGACGCTGCCTAGCAGGATATTATCGGTCATCATGTCCAAATCATCCTTCGAGACGCGGACAAGATTGTTGCGAATCGGCTCCATGAGCGCGTCGGCCTCGGTTTTACGCGCGACGGCCAAGCCTTCCTCAGTAGGCAGCGGACCGCCATTCACCCGTTCAATCGTACCTCTAAGCGTCTGGGGCGCACGTAGCGACTCAAGGATTTGCCGGTCACGCATCGCATTGCCAATCGTCGGCGCCTGGGACGCCATTTCCTGCAATGTGCCTTGCTTATGGAGGGCAACAAGATCGGCCAACGTGGGGTCACTACCGGACTGCTGCTTGAACCGCAAAGCGGCGGCTTTCAGCGTGTTAACATCATAGCCGAGAATATCGCCTATACGTTTCCAGGCCGGGGCTGAGAAACGCTGACTGATCGCGTCGGCGGTCGCCTCATAGCCGGGCATACCCATGAACGTCTTGGCTTTTTCAACATAGGGCGCGATTTTCTCACCGACACGTTCGCCGATTTTTCCGGCAATGCCGCCAAGCACCGCCGAACCGACACCGCCGATCACGGCGGCTTCCGGCACATCGCGTCCTTCTATCGCCGCTTCCGTCCCTGCAAGAGTACCGCCGAACGCCGCCATTTTTGCGGCGTTCATCGCTTTAGCCCCTTTTTCAAAGACGAACGGATTGAAACGATCAGCGGCGCCGAGCGCCTTCACGCCTTTTCCGGCGAGATTGATCGCACCGGCACCAGCCGCAAGCCCTGCGCCCCAGCCAATCCACGACGATGCCGGATTGGCGGCGTAATTAGCCTCATTCTCATGCTGTATCTCGCCTAGGGCTTCGCTATACGATTTGTTATGCGCGATGCTGCGAACGAGTGCGGCAAGATACCGCGACGCACCGAACGACGCGGATTCGGCAAAATTGGTTGCAGCGGTAAATGCCATACCAGCCGGGGCCGGTGCGCCTGCCCGCGACGCCGCCTGATCGCGACTGGATTGAATCATCTGTGCAATGCGACGTGCGCCGTCCGTGTCACCGGCAGCGTGGGCATTTCGCAACGCAGCGAACAACTGCGGTTCGGTCGGCGGTGATGTAGCGGACATTGTTAACGACCTCGCGGCAGATACAGTTCAAGCAATTCCCGGTCACTCAATGTCCGGGTATTCGCGCCCGAGCGAGGGACTTGGACGTTCTGTCCGCCTGGAATGGGACCGGCGGGAGGCGTGCCGGGCGCAGTATTACCTCCGGGCAACATTTGCGCGGGCGTCTGCGGCGGGATAACAACGGTTCCTGTGCCGGTCGGCTGGCCCGTGACGGCCTGACGAATCGCTTCCTGTTGGACAGGATTCGGTACCTGCGTCTGCTGTTGCGCAGCCGGGGGATTGAATCGGAACGGCGACGCCATTTCCTGTACGTTGACCGGCTGTGCCGCTGCCGGGGGCTGCACTTTTTTGAAATAATCGTCAACGACCTTGGCCGTGCTCCGGGCGCGTTCAACGCTTTCGTCAATGCCGGACTTTATCGGCTTGAACATGTCTTTCATACGTTCAAGCTGGTTGCGAATCTCACTCAGCTTCATGCCGGGCTTGATGTTCGTGAAGGCGTCTGCGGCGGCTTGCATTTCCGCCACGGCAACACGACCGAACGAGAAGCCGCTGGCCTTCATGCCCATCAAGTCCTGCAAGCCTGTGTTCGATTTGATACGTTCGATGGTCTGCGCGAACTCGTATTCCGGCGTACCGGGCACATGCGCAGCGGCGGAACGTATGACAGCGTTTCCTCGCAACGCTTTTGCTTGCTGTAGTGCCTTTTCAACGTCGTCTGTAAGAGCACCGACGCGCTGTTGCACAGTTGTTTCGCCGACCACGCGCTGATGCGCTTCTTGCGGCGATTTCAAGCCATACATCTCAAGGAATTTTTGATGCTTCGCCTGCTCTTGAGCCGATATCTCCCCTTGCAGCTTTTGCGTTCCCAACGCCTGCTGACCCAACTGGACGCGCTGTGTCGGCGTAAGTATGCCCATTTCCGTCGCCGGGATCGAACGGCGCCAGCCTGCAATGGTCCCTTTCGGATCGCGTATGAACTGCTCACGGTACTGTGCAAACTTTTCCGGTGGAACACCTGTAAGCTGCGACGCGGACTGTACGGCGCTATCGAACACCTGTGCCGGGTCGTGACCCTGATTTACTGCTTCCTCGACGTTGGCAATAAGAGAAATAAGCTGCTGACGTTGCTGCGCACCACGCATCTGTTCCGTTGTCATACCGGCTTGCGCCGCTTGCTCACCAGCAAGCACGTTCTGTGTCTGCTGAGCTTGAATTTGCAGCGGATAATACTGCGCGAGGAAATTCTGCCGTTGCTGTTCGCCCGAGACTTGAAGTGGCGTCATCTGCCGCTGATGTTCGGCTTGCTGCGTCTGCAACGCATACTGCGGATTCGCATATGCGGGACCGTACTGGTTCATTAACGCCAAACGCGAGCGTGTGTTGAACCAGTTTTCGTTCGCGGCATTTAGCGCCTGTTCGACCGCGTATTGGACGGCGCCGACATTTTCGGCCATGTCACTCATACCTCAGTTGAAGATGAATCGGGTCGCGGGCGAATGCGTTCCCCGACAGAAATTCAAGGCCGTACTTGTGCGCATTTTGGTGAAGCCAGTCCAGTACCTTGCCGGGGCGAAGATCAACCGCATCGCCGCGTTCATGACGTGAGCGTCCGGGCGGGGCAGCCAAGGCTGTCTTGCCTTGCAGAAAGCGATTATAGGCAGCCGCCTGTTCCTCGCGGGTACGATGGGCTGACGTAAACACCGCGCGCTCGCCAGTGGCGGCCTCGGCATCCCGGATGGCGTTAACCAGCCGGTCGGCAAATACCGGATTAAGGCCAGCAATGTTAACATTTGTCCCTTTCCGCCGTTCGTTAAGATACGCGATGCGCTCTTTAGGGATTTCCGTGACCGGACCGGCCTTAGCCTGGACCGGGGCTTGGTAGGAAGCCACAGCGGCGGTCACTGGTGCGTTAAAACTCGTCCGGCTAGGCATGGAGCCGGGCACGTCGGCTGCGGCGCGTCCAGGAGCCTGGGAAAGAGGCGGCGCCGGGGCCGTAGGCGGCACCAATGCGTTAACCGGACGACGCAGGCTGGCCGACATTCGGTCTAGTGACGTAGGAGCCTGGGGCGTGATGAACGGGGCCGGTGCCGGGGCCGTAGGCGGCACCAATGCGTTAACCGGACGACGCAGGCTGGCCGACATGAGGTCCATTGACGTAGGAGCCTTGGGCGTGGTGAATGGAGCCGGTTCGGACACACGCATGTTAACCGGCGCAAGCGGTTCGGACACACGCATGTTAACCGGCGCGAGCGGTTCGGAAGGCGCCGGAGCCAAAGCGTTAACTGGTGAGCGACCCATTTCCGGGGAGGCTTGCACGCCCATCTGCCCGGTCGGCGTAACCGGCTGCGGGAACATCTGCGCCCGCTGTTCGTCGGTCATAGGCGTCCAGCGCGGCGCACCGCCTTCCTCGGTTGTGCCGCCGGTCGGCATGTAGTTAGGCCCGGTCGGCGTCATACGATACGGCTCAAACAAAGCATTGCCGATGCCGCCGGTAAAGGGCGACGAAAGCCGACTCCAAAACCCTGAAAGAATGTCGTCCATTGTCAAATGTCCGTGCCGGGACCGGCGTACATATTGGCACCGGCCTCTATCATGCCGGGCGTCTGGAACCAGTTGTTATACATCATGCGGCGCCTGTACAGTTTGTCGATTCCGAGCGTCTGCGCTTCCGGACCGCGCGTCTGTGTTCCGAAGATACGTCGGCGAATATCATTAAGCTGCTCTACTGCGCGACTATCATCCGGCAGGCCGCGCACGATCACGCCGGAACCGTATTCAGGCGATACGGCTTCCGGCTTGCCGTAATATCCGCCGCCAACATATCCGCCGATGTTCGAGAACCAGTTTTCCATGACTTACCATCCAAAACCGCCGACGCCGCCAAAGCCGCCGCTAGTGAGAAAGTTGATGCCGCCGCCGATGGCGCGCCCAAGGTTTGTATAGGCCGCCATGTTGGAGTTGGCGGCGGACAATCCGCCTTGCAGCAGCGCAGCGGACGCGTTGCCGCCGCCCATAGAACCGGCGCCGCCGATTTGAGCAAGTGCTGTCTGTCCCATCGCAGCTTGGTTCTGTGACGAACCGGCGAGATTGGTAAGCTGCTGTAGATAGTTTCCGAATGTCGTACTGGCGAGATTTTGCCCGTATTGTGACAATGCTTTTGCAGTGCCGCCGGACTGTAGCAGCCCTTTTGCCGCAGCGGATGCGTTGATCGCGTTGATGCCTTGGTTGAGTTGGAAGTTGTAGCCGGTGCTGTTGAGATAATTCGTGAACGCATTATTGGTCTGATCGGTAATCGGCTGTACGCCGAGAAGCTGTGCAATAGCGTTGTTCGCGCCCTGGACATTTTGCAGACCGGCGATTCCAGTGTCCAGATACGGCTCCTCGTACTTGAAGCCCGGTCCCGTCAACCAGTTGAACCCGGTAAGCGCGGCTTGTGCCGCAATCTGAGCCGCTTGAACCTGTGCCTTGGCCGCCGATTTGGCGCCCATGTAACCAAAGATGCCGCCAACAATGTCACCCATGTCACGCCTTCTTTTCCGCCCACGGAAGCTGTTCCCAACGCTCGCGCGTCAGCACATAGTCCACACAAGGGCGGTTGAAAGTATCGACCGAGCCGTTCCCGTAAGGCAGGAAGCCAAGGGCACGGGTCACCATGCGAGCGGGGCGATTCTCACGCGGTGTCTGTCCTAAGATAGTTAATGCACCGTAAGATGTAAAGAGAGTGGAAAGCATGGATTTGGCTACTTCGATGGCCGCTTTTCCGCGCAGGTTCGGACCAAACAGATAATGCCCGTCATATACCCCTGCCCCTTTATAGAAAAATACAGCAATTCCATGAGGATGCTCAAGCATCACGTTTCGCGGATTGTCGAAGAAAGCCGATGCGTCGATTGTCTCGAATCCCGGCGCTACGGCGTCCAGAATGGCCGGTTGGTTGAGCCAAAAATTAAGAATAGCTTCCTGTCTAGTCACGGTCATCATAACAACGTGTAAAATAGGCCAATGCACTTATGGGCGGCGGGCTCATTTTCGATGATGAAGGTCCCGCTAGTCGGCGGCGTGTTCTGTGGCAATAGCGCGTTAAGCGCGCATGTCTCAACGGTGCTCCAATTCATCGGCTCAAGCGGCAGATTGGCGTAGGCGGTATTTGGCGAACTCGGCCCTTGCCGAATGGGAAGATTCGTCGTGCCGGTCGCCAAACTCGTACCCGTCACGAGCAAGGCGTAGTAGTTGCCTGCCGACAATGTAGCCGTGAGGTTGTCCGTAATGTTGTCAACTAGCTGTGACCCTGTTGCCGTCACGTTGGCAGCCGATACAGCAAGCTGAGAGTTGATCGTGAAGGTTGTGTCAATATCGGCGACCGCAATCGATCTCCAGGCGTGAACGCTGGACGCAGTACGGTCGGTCCATGTAATGCCGTCCGGCGATGTTGCCACGGAACCGTCGTCGGCAACCACCACGAACAGACGCACACCAGCGGACCATACGATAGAACGCCATGTATGATTTGAAATCGTGCGCTGCGTCCATGTCGCGCTTCCGCCTTCGCGTGTTTGGCACGTACCGTTGTTGCCGACGACCACGAAACGGTCGAGTAACGGCGAATAGGCAATGTCAACGGCAACCGTACCCGGCGTTGTAGCAAACGTTTCACTTGTCCAAGATGTACCATTTGTGCTGGTCCGCACAACGTTGCCGGTCCCTACCGCGATAAAGCGTTGAGCACCGCCGCCGTGACCGTCGCCGCCCCACGCAATGCCGCAAAGGTTCACGAGCGTACCCGTCGTATTACCGGTCCAGGTCTTGCCGTCCGGACTAGTGGCATATTGATTCGTGCCCGTCGCCTGTCCTGCGGCACAGAAAATCCCTAACTCCGGCGACCAACAGATGGCATGACCGCCCGGCGATGATATGGACGAGATACAGCCTGCATTGCTAACGACGGTCCAAGTGGTAAGGTCTGTTGACCACGCCATACCGTTAGTGGCGGAACTGCTCCACGCGACAGCGATGTTCAAATCTTTCGACCAAGCAACGTTTTGAGCATTCGTAAATGGTGGGGATGCAATTGCTGTCCAGTTAATTGCATCGCCACTATACGCCCACTGAGTCACGGTGCCGCCGCTGCACACGGCAATGAATTTGCCGAGCGAATCACAATACGCCACGGCAGAATAGCGCGTATTGCCGGGGATGGAGCGGTCTGTATAGCTCGTACCGTTCGTGCTTGACATGGCTGTGGCGATATTGTCGCTGCTCACTACCGCGAACAACGCCGAACCGGGCGTGTAGTTGAGCGACACGATTGAGAATTTGTACGTCGGAGAGGATGAATTAACATTGAGAACGGCAGTCAATTGCGTAACCTTAATGTCCGACAACGGGCGAATGATTACACCCTGTGTTGCAAACTTACGCGTGTTTGTATTGGTTCCAAGCGGCTGCACACTCGCATACTGTTTCGCCGCTGGCTTGCTGTAGTTACCGGTCCCGTCAAGAAACATTGTTGCGTCGTTCGGCGCTTTAGGCGCAAAACCATGTTTGCTTGTGCTTACGTTGTTTGCGGTGTTGTCCGACGTTGACAAGTCCGTGTCCTTCACCGTGTCATAAGCGCCGGTTCCGTCAAGAAATTGGGTCGCGTCGTTCGGCGCTTTAGGCGCAAAGCCGTGCTTCGACGTCGAAACATTGTTGGTTGTATTGTCCGACGTTGACAAGTCCGTGTCTTTAACGGTGTCATACGCGCCGGTTCCGTCAAGAAATTGGGTCGCATCGTTCGGCGCTTTAGGCGCGAAGCCATGTTTAGACGTGCTTACATTGTTCGCGACGGTATCGGACATTGCCAGGTCTGAATCCTTCACCTGGGCGAATACGGGTGTAACCTCGCCATTGAGAAACTTGGTCGCATCGCCTGGGCCGACTATGCTGCTGCCGCCTTCGCTGTTCTGCCGGGCTTGCTGTGCCCATTTGAGCATAAATTCCAGCGTCGGACGGCCAAAGCTGTCAACGATGGGCACTAACTGATTGAGCGGGTTGACAATGTTAGGTGCCATTGGGACGCCCCTGCGACGGCGGCGGCGCTTCCGCGCTCTCCAAATCGAAGCCGTCAAGAAATACGTCGGCGCCATCAATTCGGAGTAGCCCACCCTGATCGGACAACTCAATGATACGCCCCGGCGCCATGAAAGACCCGAGCGAGCGCCACGCCAAGTCCTGTTTGTAATTTCCCGGCTGCAAGTCGATTGCGTAATACTTACTCCATGTATTGCCGTTATCGTCGCTGAAACGCATGTTGAACACGGGAACAGCGCCACTTTGTAGTTTGCCGGATGAGGCGGCTACGCGCAGCGCCGACATGCTGACGAACACGCGCGAACGGAGTGCGATACCGCCAGTAACAACGTGGTCGATTGGACGGAAGCCTTCGTCCAACGGTTCATCCGGGACCATTTCCCAGACATAAGGGAACGCGGCATCAGCGCCCACAATACGATTAGTTTCTCCCCACATGGTTCCGTTCCGCATATTCCATCCGACGTGTCCCTGTGTGACGAAATTCGACCATTGTTGGGTCACAAGGTCATAGATGAATGTACCTTCCTGACCCAAATCGAGTACGTACATAGGATGACCGTCCAGCACAAAACCCCATGCACGCGAACGTGCTTCGACAGGAATTTCCGCGCCCCACACGACAAGCTGTAGAAATTGTGAAGCGCGCGGAACTTTTTGCTGATGATTGCCGATAGCATACGGCACCAACCCAAGTATTTGACTGGAACGCGCGGAACGCGCAGGCGGCGGTGCATACGTCACCATCGCGATCATGCTAGAAACACGAGCGTGAGGCGACAAATCGCCTTGACCGGCGCGAGCGACCAGCGCGGCCCCTTGTGATACGCGACCCGCGAGCGCCGTCGTCATGGCTTCCCTCACGCCGTGCGGTTGATGCGCAGTTTACCTAATAGAATGGCTGTTGGGGTAAGCGCACCGCCTGGATTGTCCGGGTCCGTTTCAAACGTGTCGTGATGCAGCGTTGGAGTGGTAGATTCAGGAACCACGGCGCCGTTCTCCACGCCGCCGTCTGGACCGACGAACGATGCACGAACCGTACACGTCCCGGCATCCGTTTTCCATGACCGTCGAACGATGGTGAGACTATCGACAACCGAAGCGCCGGGCGGCAAATGCTGCGTCGTGAACTGACTGAAAGGTGGAATGTCCGCGCCACCCAACAGCGTAGTGACACTCACACCCCACGAACCATTTGGGTCATCGGTAGCAACCGCGATGGAGTTTCCAACTGTGCCAGCCGTCAACGCCTGTACGAACAACTGATTGATCGGCAGTTGTTCGGCAGTCACATCGAAATTGGCGGTCGTTCCGGTGCCGTAGGTTGTACCTTCGCCGGGTCCGGCGAGGATGGCGTTCATCAGATTGGTCAAACTGGAAAACACGTCTGCGCCGATAAGAACCTCAAATGGTGTACTGCCTCCACCAGTCAGTGTCGTTTTCCACGTATAGACGGCGGGATTTGTACCGTCCTTTGTGCCCACGGTGACTGTCTTATTGTTGGTCGGAAGGGCAGTTTGTGTAAGAATGCCCGACGCGAACAACAACGATGCTTCGATGAAATTGTCATCCTTGGCAATGTTTTTGTTGATAGTCTGATAGGCCGCACCGCCGTCATCGGGAGTAAGAGCGGCGGCACCGTTGATTGCGCTGAGCGGCCGGGCAAAGCCTGAATCATCGGCAACGCTGGCTTGGTCCCATCCGGACAACCACACCACGCTGGACCATTGTGGATCGTTAGTCGGACCACGCGGGAATGCCGCAGAGGGCGGTGTAAACGTTCCGGTATACCGCGCGAAAGCTTTGGTAATGCGGAACTCGTCGTTCCATCCGTCAAGCGCCGTATTAGCAACGCCGCCGCCACCGGACGTTTCGACCATGAGCGCGGTACGCGATGAACCGGCAAAGTAAATGTTCGCGTCGGCAAAGCCGGTTCCTAGCGGAACACCGTCAATGTAGACGTTGGTGACGCCTGACTGGCGACACACCGCGACGTGATACCACTGGCCCACCACGGGCTTCCATGGATAGGAAAATAGGGTCTGTACTGTCCCGTTGGTGCCGTCCGTCGAAATGCGCCACACAAGATTGCCGCTGTTGAGCGACGGTCCGCCGAGATAAAGTTGATAGCTCCGTTGATTTGCAGCTTCATCCCATTTGCCGAAAAACACCGCTTTGTTCGAGCCGGTCGGAAGGCGCTGGAACCGAAACTGTCCTTCGATTGTAAAGTCGAGGTTGCCCATGTCGGTGTCCGTGGTAACGCCACAGAACACGCCTGCGTTGTGCGATGCCGTTCCGCCGGGCGACGGAGCCGTACCGTTATTCAGGATACCGTTCCCAAACCGGCGCAATGGACGTGCTGTCCATCCCTGATGTTCCGGGTCGTCGGCATTGACAATAAGTGTTGCCACACGCCGGTCGCCGACAATATCGTTGTTGAAATCGCCTGACGTATCACGAACAATCAGATTTGCGAAATAGAAGGTAGCGCCAGGATTCACACGGTCAGAACCAAGGCAGAATTGTGCCACGTTATTATGATTGGACAGCACTAGGCCCGTCGCGTTGATAACCGTCGCGCCATTGGCATTCACTGTGACGGTGCCGTCCGCGCCTGTACCGGGCGTAAATTTGATTTCAATATGCGTCGCAGTTTCGGCGACAATGACCGGGCCGTTGCTGGACGCAAGCTCAACTGTATTAAGCGTTTGATTTGTGCCGACATATAATGAACCCGTCGATTGAACACCGAGCACCGCAATTTGCGCGTTTGCGTTGTCGCGAAACTCAATCAGATTCTTGGAAAAATTCTGTGTCGGCAAGTTGGACAATGCCACATAGAATGACGCAATGATCGTGCTGAGTGGACTCGGGAGCACGCGTCGCAACATCGTGCCGCCTGCAAAACGTGTCGAAGCGTACAAATCATCGTTCGACAAGTCCCACGGCAACTTTGTAATGCCGTTAAAACCAACCGAGGGAACCTCTGCCCATGCGCCGGACAACATCGCCAATCGTGTCGCGCCAACACTGGTCGAATCAAGGCCGCGACCATAGTGGGCAAATCCGTCAACAATAAGGTTGCTCATGGTGATAGTCCTGCTTCACGCCGCAACTGACGGCGAATACGTTCCTCGATGCCGTGATTACTCACGCGGGCAATGGCGGTCCTTTGATACTGCCCGGCGCCGTAATTCGACCCTGTAACGGTATAAACTATACCATCTGAGCCAACAAGCAAGACAGTATCCTCAACTAACGCGGCGGTGCCATTAATAATTCCTCGGGGCAGCGTCCGGCCTTGCAACGGAGCGAACGGGGTATTAGCGTCGCCGGTAGCATACCATGTCTCACTGGACGCGCGCCCCATAATTAATACTACGTCCCCTACCGTAATCATGTCTGAAATAGCATCAGGATTGCTTTCCTTGGTCATAAACGAAAGCGCGTCAATCGACGTTTCGCCCGGACGGATGAAATAGAATTTTGGTGAGCCTGCCTTTGAGACAAGCACATATTCGTTCAGCGTGCAACAAACGCCAGCCGGGTCGCCGTTCGGCATCGGAACACCGTGCAGATTATGAGAGCCGCCGCTTTCCAGCGTAGGGTTTCCCCATCCCAAGTCGGAACCGTCCACCGTTGTCGTAATCAAGTTGCCATCGGTCCCGTCCGAAATCGCAGTAACTGTGAGCGACGTAGCGGGCGGGCCACCTTGTGCCAACGCCGTAACGAGAGTGGACGGGCCAGCGAGTGTGCTACTGAAATCTACGCCCGGCACGCCATTGAAATTTAGCAAGTTGGCAAGCGCGGTCAGCGGGTCAGTCCCGGGATTGGCGAGCCATGGTGTCGCCATCGTGCCGTCCGGCGGCCCAAAATTCACATCGGCGTTCCAAGCGTACCATGTTCCGCCGATTTCCACTTTTTGCGTGTTGATCGTGCCAGTCGCCGTCAATGTGCCTTGAGCATGTGTCCCACCGTCATAACGATTCAACAGCAGGCCATCGGCAATAAATAGACGCTCGTATCCTATGCCTTTGGCATAGGTAACGGACGGTCGCCCGGTTCCGCGAATTTCGCCTAGAATATGAATGGTCGTACCATCCGGCTTATACCGATACAGGTTTTTGCCGCTGACAACGAACAAGTCACTATTAAACACTCCGACCTTGCTGTATAGTCCTCGCAGCGTTCCGCTGGCTGTATCCGGTAGGAACGCGCGCAATAACCGTGTACCGGGACGCGCAATAAGCGCATACCGTTCGCGAAGGTTCACGGGCGCCTGTTCAAAAAAGCGATTAACGAGCCGAACCTCTGGTGCGCCAGCCGATTCTCGCTTATAGGCCCCTACGCCGAGCGGAAGAGTTGCCATCACCACCACCACTGGCCAGAAATGTAAGATTGCAACGAGCGCGGCGTGTCAAACGAGCGATACACTGTATCAGCAGATTGCCGATATCGTGTTTTGAGACGCTTCATTGCGGCGGCAGCAATCGCCTGCGTTTCCGCTGCGATTGTTTTGTTATATCGAGGCGCGAGACGAATGGCGAGCAGACAAATCCACAAATCATCATGCTCCGGTGGAAACGGGCATTCGTCGTCAATCGCCATATCTTGTACGCGCAACCAATTACCAAGGTCTGCACGATACAGCCATTCGCGCGGAACGACGGGTGTAGGCTGAACTTGTTCGGGTGCATTTTCAATCAAGCGACCGTTACCGTCCAGTGTGAGCACTTTCGTCGCATCCGCACCAGCACCGGCAACGACGGACATACGCGAACCGTCATCCGGCTGTTCGGGAAAGAACACGCGCATATCATTCTTACCGCCCCACACAATTCGACTGTTCTTAGGCGGATAGGGCGTGATGGAAAGCGACGGGTCACCGGCAAGTGGGAACGACAATAGGCTGGCATCAACGCTAGTAGGGTACGGGGCTTGTGGAAAATTGGCGGCTATTGGCGCCGTGCGCTGCGGTTGTGGCACGGGCCAATCCCTCAATTCTTCGCCCATTTCATACCCGAACACGCCGCGTACATAACGATTGAGGCGCGGCAGCGCCTCAGACAATTCATCACTGTTGGGCGTCGTGCCGATGGGGATAAGGTTTCCCTCACGGAAAGCGGCCGTAATCAGTGCGCGAGCCGTAGTCATGGAACACCGCCTTTGCGAAACGGAGCCGCCCGGGGGTCCGGGGCTGAGGGGAGAGGTTATCCCCCGAGCGGCACACGGCCTAACGGCCGTATATTAAGTGCTTCCGCAAATGCGCGTTCCCAGGAACGGATCGAGGACCGCGCCGCCGTACATCATATCCCAACGATGGACGTGCGCGCCGGTCGAAATGTCCGAACCTCGCCAGTACCGAATTGCGATACCAGTATCCGGGTCCACCGCGTAGCTTGCAACGCCGGTAAACGGCATTTGGAGCCGCGCGGACACAAGCGAAATTGCGCGCTTGTGGAACGCCGATTTGACGGTAACCTTGGTCGAAGGAGAGCCAACAAAAGTCACTGTAGCGCCGTCTGCCGGGACGGAATCGACGGTCGCAAACGCCGTATTCGCGTTGGCGTTGCCCGTACCGTCATTCGTGCCCTGCACGATAATCGGCGGCGAAATCGTCAGCGTTGCCTCGCCGCCGGAGAAAGTTGCGTCAGCAAGCACGGTGAACTGTTGCAGATAGTCATTTGCCTTCTGCGCACGCCAGTCCCACGAAAAGACGTTATCAATCGTGAACACTTCACCGGCTTTGATCGTCTCGCCGTCGGTTCCGGCGACCACAAATTGCTGCGTCATGCCAACGGTCCCGGCCGAGCCTTTCACGTCGCGGTAGTTGACGTTCTGGTTTGCGCCGGAAACGGTCATTGCGCTGGTCCGCGTACCGGTCGTGAAAGACGGGTTCTGCTGCGTCGCATACCAGTCAATCTCGCTGATAAGCGGAATTTTGACCTTCTCCAACGCCGTGCGATTCAAGGTCGGCGTGAAGCTGGAAAGCAGAGCGCCGCGAATCAATTCGGCATCGTCGAAGCCGACAACGCCACACAGGTCCGCATTTGGCACGCCTTGTGACATCAGCCGTGTGTGAGCCGCCATGGCTTGCGCAGCCGAATGAATCTTCTTTGTCGGATCGACAGCGTTGACGCCGCCATTAGCCGTGCCCGCGACCCATGAGTGGAATTTCAGCGTGAGCTTTGCAATGAAGCTGTCCACCGAGTGCGCCAGGGTGGACGCAGCCGATTTCATCGTCTCATTCTGCATCAGCGCATTGAACGACGTGACGTACTCAATGTCGCCGACGCTGATATGCACCTTGGAATACTGATCCACCGTGACCGGCGCCGAGCCGGTCACAATGTCCTGAGGCGAAAGAGCGGCAGTACCGTCTTTCTTGTCGATAAACCGAGGCGGCCGCTTGACGTTGATGGTCAGGCCGTTCTCATCCGTGACCTGATCCTTGAATTGGCCGTCCACCAGCCGTCCAAAGACAAGCTGGTTTTTGAGAAGCAAGAGCATGACGTTCGCATACTCTTGCGCATTAAGAAACTGGTTCGCCATGACGGCGGCTCCTTCTCACTGGACCGCCGCCATTCGGCAACGGTCACTTGTTTTGCATCGCCAGCCGCTCGAAAGCGGCAAAGTCGGTTGTGTCTGGCGACACAGGATTGGACTCACCCGACCCCTTCGCCCGATGGACGGGAGGAATCGGCGCTTGTGTCACCTTGGGTTTCTGTTGAATATCGTCGTGCGTTTCGCCGGGTGACGCGGCGCCCGCCGCCAGACGGGCTTCCTCTTTGCCGAACCATGCGGCTTGCTTTTCGGGCGCCATGCGCGCGATACGAGCCGCTTCCTTCGGATTGGAAGCCAGCGAGTAGGCAATGTCATGCCCAAACTCGGACTCTAGGATTAACTGACCTAGAGTTGCTGACAGGGGCCACAGGCCATCCTTCGCGCCTTGAATAACGACCTCGTCAAAGTCGTCATACTTTTTCGCCCCTTCGGCTTGCGCCCAAGCGTCGATTTTAGTGGCGCGCTCACGAGCAGCCGCTTCGGCACTTTGCCTTGCTGCTTCGCTCTGTGTCTTGGCACGTTCGGCTTCGAGTTCTTTTCGAGCCTCGTACTTTGCCAAGTCGCGAATGTACCGGGCATCCAACTCGCCATACTCATACGAGCTGGGCTGCGGTGCATTCGGGTCTGATGTAGTACTTTTCCCGGCGGTGTCAACTCCCCCGGTACGTAACGACCGCATTTCGGCTTCCATTGCTGCCAAACGCCGCTCAAGCTGCAACAAATTCGCTTCGGCGAGGTCCGCCCGACGTTCGGCGGCACGTTGACGCGCCGTTGCTTGGTCAATACGCTTTTGGACGCGACTGCTTGGCTTACTAGGTTGTTTTTCTTCGTCATCTTCGTCGGATTCTTCCTCGCCGACGTTGACCTTCGCCGACACCTTCGGCGCCGATGTGGCGGGGCGTTTGCCGTTGGTATCTTTGGTAGCTTCCTTTGACGGCTTGGGACCATCAGCCGTAACAGGCGGAACAATCTCGCCGTCTTTTGTGGACATGCCCAAGAACCGAGCAGGGTTCAATTCGGGCGGCGTCGGATTCAGGGTATTCGGACCGTCCCCCGTCGTCGTGTCGTCTTTCGTTGCCATGTTATGCTCCCTTCGGTTTTACAGCTTTCAATTTAGCAACATCGTTCGCGTCTGCCTTAATCGCAGCATCAGTCGCGACCTTGATCGCTTCCGTATGTGTCTCGATTGGACGTGCGGTCGCCTCAGCCGACGCAGCCTGCGCCTTGGCGTAGTTGAGTACCGTTTTGGACTGTAGCTCCATAAACTCCGCGATTGCTTTGCGGGCCGCCAACTCAGCAATTTGTGACTGCGCTTCCGATTCAGCTTGCAAGCGCGCCATAGTTTGCGGCGTCTGTTCCGTCGGACCAAGGATTTGCGGCGGAAGCGTATTTTTAATACGAGCCGCAATTTTTTCGGAACCGGGCCAATCTTGAGCTTCCACAATAAGGTCCGCCGCAACACTGAGCACTTGCGGCATTGCCGTCGCAAGACCAAGCATGTTCTGTGCGGATTCGATACGCTTGGTATTATAAGACGGCCCCACCTCCACCGTTATGGAGTACTTTCCTAACGTCACGTCCACCGATTCGGGATTGTTGGCCTGATTGATGACTTGCATGTACTCGGAACTGTCCGTTCCCATGACTTTAATAACGCGCGGTGTGTCGTACACAATCGGAATCAATTCGTTGATGACACGGCCCGCCTCAGCAATCGCAGCAGCCAAATTGTCATGATACAAGATAGTACCAGTATCAGACACACGCTGACGAGCCAGAATTGCAGCGCCACTAACTTCATTTGAAGGCATCCCCAGGTTGGCTTCGTGAATGTTGGAAACGTCTTTAATGTCCTGCGAAGTTGTCGCCGCTTCCGAAATAAGCGCCGGTTCAAGTTGTGCAGGCGGGACACGTTCAGGCTTTTGCCCACTTTCGGCGTTCCAAATCAACAACGGATCGTCGGACAAGTGTGAATTACGCCACTGCATTTCGCGTCCGGCAACGGCCGTATCAGCGGCCGCCCAGACGGCGCGCGGCGTCTGCATCAACTTTTCCGCAATCGTCGATCGCCAATAGTTATGCAAACGCTGAGGGTCCTTCAAGAATCGAACAAGGCCCCACCGCTGTTTATTGTCGCCGACACGTATTTCCCATCCGGGCACGCGGAACACAGGAATGCGGGAAATGTTTAGATTGTACGGGCCTTCCAGAATGTCCAAGCCACTGCAAATGTAAAGCTGCGCATACTTACTATCGACCTCACGAATAATCGGGCGTCCTTCGGCATCTTCAACAATGTTTGCCAAATCTTCGTCCGGCGTCTGCTCCGTAATTTCACGGGTGGACCCATCCGTAAACAACGCCAATACCCGCCGACGTGTGCGCATTCGCCAGTAGTTTACGACTCGCACATCGTCCACTGAAATCCATCCGGACATGCGCAAATCTCCGCGCACCGTTGCGGCATCGACACCCATATCAGCGGGCTGTGCCCACGGATACAGACGATAAAATTCCTCTTTGGACAGTGTATCTACAACGAAACAGTGCTTCGCGTCGCGCCCGGTCGAATCCGTTAGGTGGCGGTCCCATACAACGGACATGTGATCGGCAATTTTGGCAATGGAAATTTTCTGGTCCCAAACATCTTCGCTTTCGTATTCGAGCATTACCTGGAAATTGCCAATGCCGCAGATCACCGCCCCTGCCAGCGCATTGTCATAGGCGTCTTTTGCATTTGACACTTTCTGAATGTTGCGAATCAGCCCTTCACGCACCGCCGCAACCTCTTTGGTGCCGCCGTTATCGGGACGAACTTTGATTTCAGTTTCGTTGAGACGACGGCTACCAAGCACTTGTGCAACGAACGCCGGAATGCGATTGATAGTCAGAACAGGCTTTCTCGCCGCCTCACGCCGTTGGCGCGTAGCGTCGTCCCACTGATCGCCGACCATGAACTTCAAATCTTCAAGAGCCGCGTCGCGATTCAACTTGTCGGCACCAATGTCATCGGCGAACAATTTTCGCATTTCTTCGAGAAACGCACCTTCGCTTGCATAGCCGTCCGGCAACTTGATTTTGGGCTTCCTCGCGGACGGGTCGCGTGCGACGGGGAAAATATCCTTGCGCTTTGCCATATCACGCCATCCAGCTATATCGCCCTATTGGAATGTCCGGTAGTGGGGCGACGCCACCAGTTGCTCTCGCGTCTTGCTCGATTATAGTCTCAGTGCGAGGCATATGATAGTCCTTGAAAAACTCATTACTAGCAAAGGTGAGAGCCAGCGCGTCGGCTAAGTCCGGCGACCGAATGCCGCGCTTTTTCATGTCCTCTTTCTTTTCCAGCAAAAAATCATTGTTTAACTTAGGCTTTAGTCGCGGCCCTGTCAAATCGGACTGTAGAGCGTCGTCAGCCGGGAGGGCGGCGCCTTCCTCCATAGTCAGCCATTCTCGCATCCGCATCCACATTTCCGCGCGTCGATTCGCGGGTCCGGGCACTTTGGGACGCGCCATTTTCGATTCGCTGGTCCCGCCAAAATTAACGCCTCGAACGATGTTTGCGTATTTCGGCCCCAATGCTTTGAGTGCGCTTACGATACCAGACCCGGTATTACCCGCATCAATGTTCATGCGCGCCGGATTGTCTGCGTCGATAATAGCTTTGAGCCACGCAACGGCTTCCGGCAATTCCAACTGCATCCGATACTGCACTTTTTCGCAGCGCATTCCGCGCCGCCACGCAACCGAAAAACGGTCACCGCCATTTGCCGCCGGATCAACACCGATGATAAGCGGGCCAACGCCCGGTGTTTTGCGAATACGAGCGCGCATGACAAGAATCGGGTCAATATACGGTTCTTTGCCGGGCGGCGCGGTCCAAGCATCAGCCGCCGTTGCCGGATACTCGCGGCGGAACAACGTGGCCGAGCGCAATTCTTCAATCTTCATGCGGCGCCACACCATTTGTTCCATCGTAAGACCGTAGGTTTCCATGTACTCTTGTTCGGACATTTCGCCTTCATCAGCCTCGGAACTGAGTGAAAAGCCTTCCGGCACCGGACGCCGATAACCGTCGTCCCAAAACCACGGACAGAAAATCGCAATGTAGTCGCTCAACCCGGCTTCCGCCTGCTGGTAACGGTGAAAAAACTCACCGCCTGCGCCTGCACTGGTCGATTCGAGTATAATTTCTGTACCCGCTGCGAGCGGCACGCCTTGAACGGAAGCCGCGAAATGCTCAGATGCATTTGGCCAAAACGCAACCTCAGAACCGTGGAATAGCGATAGGGCCTTAGATCGGCCACCAGCCTTAGCGCCTGCCGTTGACACTACATAAGAACTGTCCAACAAATCAAATTCCAATTCCTTGACGTTAGACTTGCCGATATGCGGCGCCAAAGGATTGTTGCGATGGTAGCGGTCCACTATACCAAAAAGCGTATCAGATGCCGACTGCTCATGCGACAGAATGAAAACATTGACACCCTTTCGCATCGAGGCTTTGTGATAGAACCGGGCGGCTACGTAGGTAGAATTATGAGATACGAAGCCTTCCGCAATAAAAGTTTTTGTGGTGGTCTGTAAATCAACTAGCACTTGCTCCGGTAACGCTTCAATCTTTGTAACTGTCGCCAGCCCGAAGCCATTTCGTTTACCCGGTAATTCTTTGCCTTCCCAAAAACGCCTATGCAAAAACCGTACAGGACGAGCCAGCCCCAGCAATTTAAACAGTTCGTCCATACGACTAAACTCAATTCGATCAACAGGGTTACCGCCAAATTTTGAACGCCGTTTCGGCGAATTATCAGAGCAATAGGAATAATACAAACCCCGCATAGCTGCATAAGCCATGCAACGATCTAACACCGTACCTAAACGTTGAGAAATAGATACACTGCTTCCGGATTCCTTTTTAGAAGCCATTGTACCTTCGCCGTCTAATATACCGCCAAACCAGCCATCAAAAGCATCAGGCGTGCCCCACGGCTTCGTTACCCACCGTACTTTCGTTCCAACGGTAATTGCGCCACCGTGTCCACCGTCTAGTGTACGCCACACCAACTGCGGATTGCTCTTACACGTTAGCCAACGATGATCTCCGGAACATATAACTGATCGACCATCGTCAAACGATATGCGATAGGCTTTCTTTTTTGTGAACGCTATCGCCTCAACTATAGCCGTACACATACGACGTGCGCGCCCTTTGCCACCGGGTATGTTTTCGTCGCACGCAACAACCTCGTCACCCGGTCGCAACGTAGAAATTTCACGCCACGTAAGGTCTGCGCCTAACACGCGAGTATGAGGATCAAGACAAGCTCCCTGCTGCCGGCCCTTAAGAATCAGCGCGCGAACCCAGCCGCACCGCGCACGCTGTTCTTCTAAGCGGCGATGTATTTCCTCTTGCGTGCGATTGAAACGAAAAGGGACAATATCGCCTTGCTTATTGCGTATTTTCAAACACTCAGCGGCGAAGGCCTTCAAGTCATCGCGTAACGCGCGCAAGGCCGAGACATTAGGCGCCATCGTCGGACTCCGCTGCCTCGGTTGATTTTGCCGAGTCGGCATCAATCACTTGCACGCCGTTCGCCACAACCGCTGATTCACCGGCATCAAGTCGCGCAAGCAATTCCTCAATGCGAGCGGCGCGGTCGGCACCCTCCGCCGCATCGACTGGACGTGCGGCGCCTTTGACCCACCATCCGTAAAATATCTTTCGATTTTCGTCGCTTGC